TCTCAAGCCGAATGGAACAGCGAATGAATCAGGCTGTTACGCGGGCAAGAACAAAGCCATCAGCTGGTAGCCGCACGCCTGTTATGACTGAAGATGGGCGTGATATACAGCGCGACGCTGGTTTGCTTATGAACTTACTTTCAGGAAATATAAGCGGTGTTTCTAGCGATCTAGTAACGCGCGGCGGTGGCTTGGGCAAGCGCATTGGCACCAATGTCTCCGGTGATTTGTTTGATACAAATCTGGCATCTCAAAGAGAAACGTTGCGGCGGCTAAACCAGCTTCGTGCAAGTGAGCAGGATCGCTTGGAGCGTTCAGGAATAACAGCATCAAAATTGGGTGGCGGCATTGGTGCCAGCACCGGCCTACTAACGAATTGAGGTAAGCATGTCAAAGACAGCAATTTCACAATATAGCGCGACGCCAAGTTCAAATTCGGATGTTGACGGCATTGACATTTCGGAAGGTTGCCCCGCATCAAATTTGAATAATGCACAGCGTTCGCTGATGAGTCACCTGAAAGAAATGGACGATGGCACAAGTGCTTTGACCAGCCCATCGATGGGTCAGCTAAATGTCGATAATCTGCGGCTTGATGGCAACACAATCTCAAGCACAGATACCAATGGCGACATAACGATCGATCCCGCAGGAACTGGTGACACGATTATTGCGTCAGGCAATTTGGGCATCGGTGAAGCGTCACCTGACACCCAACTTCATATTTCATCAGGTGCGCCAAGCTTCCGAATGGAAGATACAGATACCAATCGCTATGCAAATTTTAGTTACGGAACAAGAGTCCTTAATATTGACAATGTTATGGCTTCAGGTGAAGTAGGTACAACTGTTGACCCTGCAACAGCTTTTAGATTTACAGACACAAACGGCACTACCGAAGTTGCACGATTTGTTCCTGACGATAAATCACTTCTTATTGGACGGACAACCAGTCTTTTTAGTTCAAAACTTACTGTTGATGCTGACAATGCTACCGAAAATCCGATGGCAGTTGTAAGTCAACACGCAGGTTCTTCATCGGAATATCTTATTTTGTTTTATCGTGGTAATGACAGTGATGGTTATACCAATACAGGCCATATACAAAATACAAACAATGCCACATCCTACAACACATCCTCTGATTATCGCCTCAAAGAAAATGTTGACTACACTTGGGACGCAACAACTCGCCTCAAGCAATTAAAGCCAGCACGTTTTAACTTTATTTCTGAAGCAGATACTACAGTAGATGGATTCTTAGCGCATGAAGTATCTAGTATTATACCAGAGGCTATTACAGGTACAAAAGATGCAACAAAGACAGAAGCTTATATTGTAACCCCTGCTGTTATTGACAGTGATGGTAATGAAACAAAACCAGCAGTTAAAGGTTCTCGTACTGTTCCTGATTATCAGGCAATAGACCAGTCCAAAATCGTCCCATTGCTCACAAAGGCTTTGATCGAGTCAGTTGAGAAAATAGAGCAATTAGAAGCGCGTATCACAGCGTTGGAGGCTGAATAATGTCGAAAGATAAAATCGCAGACTATGACGGCTCCACTGCCGGAAACAACACCGACATCGGTGGCATTTCGATAGCCGAAGGAATGTTGCCAAGTGCTGTCAATAACTCTATGCGGGAATTGACCAAGCAGTTAGGCGCATTTGCTAACGGCACTGATGCGATTGATGGGCTGACTGTTGATGGCACAATCAAGCTAGACGGTAACTACCCGACAGGCACAAACAACGTGGCGTTAGGTGATACTGCGCTTGATGACGGCTCCTTATCTGGTGGAAACAACACTGCAATCGGCTCTGGCGCACTCACTGCAAACACAAGTGGCTCAAGCAATACAGCAGTTGGTCATTTAAGCTTAGATGCTGTGACCACAGGCTCTGGTAATACTGGCTTGGGTCGCACTGCTGGGAGTAGTTTAACAACAGGAGCCGACAACACTTACATTGGTTATCAATGTAACGCTGTTGGTGTTTCTGGAGACTCCAATGTAGGGGCGGGCGTTAATAGTCTTTACAACAATACTGCCGCTGACAATGTTGCAGTGGGTGGCAATGCAATGTTTGCAAACACATCTGGTACGGCAAATGTTGCTGTTGGTCGTTATTCTTTAGATGCAAACACTACTGCAAGCAACAACACAGCCGTGGGTTATCAGGCACTTACTGCAAACACCACTGGTACTGGTAATTTTGCCGCTGGATATAGGGCTGGGACTGCTACGACTACTGGAGCAAGCAATACTTTTGTGGGGGAAGATTGTGGAACTACTAATACTACGTCTGGGTTTAATACTTATGTTGGGGGGTCAGATGGGGTTTATGGTGGAGCAGGGGGTGGTGCCACAGGGGAAAAGAACACCTTTATAGGCAACGGCGCTGGTTCACGGGTAAGTAGCGGCTCTGACAACACCATCTTAGGTCGCTACAACGGCAATCAAGGCGGCCTAGACATCCGCACAGCCAGCAACAATGTCGTGCTGTCTGATGGGGATGGTAATCCTAGAGTTTATATTGATAACTCAGGAACAAATTATGTTTGGTCTACTAGCGCACCTATGATTTGGGGCAGAAATGAAACTAATGGTTCTGTTACTGGGCTTGCTTATTATAACACCGCATCAAACATCGGGAGTTTCACAGGTCAAGTGTTTCGTGTTATGTGCGATGGCGATGTAGAAAATGCAAATAATTCTTATGGGTCTATTTCGGATATAAAACTTAAAGAAAACATTGTTAATGCTAAATCTCAGTGGGATGATTTGAAAGCTCTGCAAGTTCGGAACTATAATTTTAAGGCAGAAACAGGGTACAGTTCTCACACTCAAATTGGCCTTATAGCTCAAGAGGTTGAGCTTATCTCGCCTAACTTAGTTGGTCAGTCTATTGATGATGAAACCAATGAGACTACCAAGACCGTCAATTATTCCGTCCTCTATATGAAAGCAGTCAAAGCATTGCAAGAAGCAATGACGCGCATCGAAACGCTTGAGGCTAAAGTCGCTACGCTTGAAGGAGAATAAAATGGATGAGCTAACAGCAGAACAAATTGCAAAGCATTATTCAGCTATGGGCGATAGTGTTGACCTTATCAATGCCATCATTGCTGGTGAAGCTATGGCTGACGATGATGCCGCAGAGAAGCAGAACTGTGTAGACAGGAATGTTGAACATCTTGAACTGATGGTAGCCAAAGACTACTGGACAGATGAAAACATGACATCAGTAAATGCCGCTATCACGGCTGGTCAGGGATATAAAGCATAATGGCAAAGCCGACATGATACCCCTATCAATCATCGACGCAATAACCATAACGCTGTTGATCGTCGTCATAATCCAAAACAGAAAATAATCATGAATGACCCACGCTTTTTTATTGTTTGTGTTCATTGGAACGCAAGCAGACAAGAGGCTTGTCAGCAATGATATGTATTTCAAGTCGCTGAATGATTGCACTTGGTATGCACAAACACTTCACAAGCAGGGGTCGCAGATCACAGCTTATTGTCTGCCAGCCACGGTTTCACAAGATGTAAAGGTTTATTGATATGGAACCGATCAGCACCGCATTAGCTGGCATTGCGCTTGTTAAAGGCGCGACAGATGCAATCAAATCGGCTATCGGCACCGCAAATGATATTTCAGAAATTGCGGGCTACATAGATCAGCTATTCGATGGTCAGGCACAGGTAAACAAAGAGCGTAACAAGAAGTCTGGCATTGGTGCTATGGATGGCATTGGCGGCGTAGCTTCCGAGATGATCGATGCCAAGCTGGCGCAAGAAAAGATGTATGAAGTGTCTATGCTGGTTGATCTGCGGTTTGGTTCAGGCACTTGGAAATCTATCGTTGAAGAACGCGCCCGCCGGATACAGGCACAAAAACAGCATCAAAAGCAGATTGCTATTGAAAAGGCGGCGCAACGCAAAGAGATTTTTGACGCTCTGACTATGCTCTTTTATTTAATCATGGGCGTGGTTGTTGTCGGGCTAATTGCGCTAGTGGCCTTCAAAGCATATGCAAGCATCCCCAAAATGACGACATGCCGTTTAGCGGCAATGGAAAAGATTTCCGACAAAGAAGTTTTGTGTGTGTATCAGGGCGCGCAGAACACTCAAGAGCAACACACATCTGAAATCTATATTGGGTGCGTAGGCCAATATCAATGCGAATACAACCCGAAGCCAAAAGGCGCAACGCTTAAAGATACGCTTAACTCAATCCGAAACGCTTTAGATTAAAGGTGCCTGCATGTCAGTGGAACGTGAACTTGGTGAAATGTCGAGCCGTATGCGCACGCTTGAGCGTGAGATGGCTGAAACAAAAGACACATTAAAAGAACTTCACACACTTGCTTTGCAAGCTAAAGGCGGCTGGAAAGCATTGCTTTTGATCGCAGGCATCGCGGGTGCGGCTGGTGCGCTTGTTGCTAAGTTTGCTTTTGCTTTAGGTGTGCTGCCAAAATAAATGCTGGAAGTCTCAACAGGGCGCATAGGTGAGTTTATCGCCTGCGCGTCTATAGAGTTGCAGGGCTGGCAGGCTGTTCTTTGCCCATCGCGCGGCTATGATTTAATCGTAACTCGCGACACTTATATATATAGGTGTCAGGTGAAGGCTTCGACCTATCACACAGAACGACCAAATAAACTGCAATTTCATTTTGGCGTTGGCGGCAAAAAGCGTAGACCAACTTCAGACGATTATGATTTTGCGGCATGCGTATCCATCCCCCACAGGCGCGTATTCTTCGTGCCTATTTTTGACATCGATGTAATCACAATGAGTCGAACCAAAGTTTTCTTTGACGACATTGATGCCGAAGCTAATTCATTTCACAGCACAATGGAGAAACTCAATGCAAAAAAGTCTGCCTAATCGACGCCCCTGCGAATCTCAAGATGTTGGTGAAGGTATGACCGTCACGGTTTCATATCATCCGAACACCGGAGAACCTGTTGAAGTGTTTCTGACCGGCAGAGGCGTAAAAGCATCTGATAGCCCGATGACAGATGCGCTTTATCGTTTAGGCGTTGTGGCAAGCAAGATGATGCAGAAGGAGCCGGTCGATGACAAAGTTGCTTGATTTAATTCGTGAGCATGAGGGCGTTGTGAAACATGCCTATCAGGACTCTCGCGGCTACCTGACGATAGGCTGTGGCAGGCTGATCGACAAACAGCTTGACGGTGGTTTGTCTGATGATGAAATCGATTATTTGCTGGCGAACGATGTAGCGCGTTGTGAAGCCGAAGCAGTCACATATCCATTTTATGCAAAGATGGACGAAGCTAGAAAAGCCGTAATCATTTCGATGCTTTTCAATCTGGGTAGACCCAATTTTGACAAGTTCCAGAATTTTCAAGCCGCATTGCTGGTTGGCGATTATCGGCTGGCAAGTCACGAAATGCTTTCTGGCAGTAATGGCGGGCGTAGCCGTTGGGCAGAGCAAGTTGGCGCGCGCGCAGATCATTTGGCTAAAATGATGGAAACAGGAGAGTGGCATTGAGTTGGACAGACGAATGGATCAAATTCAATTTGATGGGGCGTATTATGTGCGCTGTCAGCACGTTTATGGCGTGGCGGTGCTGTGAATGGTTTATGCTATTACCAGAGCCGACAACGCAACAGAGCGCGTTCGTTAGCGTAATCATGGGCGTCTATACCGGCATTTTCGGCATCTTTATGGGCGCAGAGTCAAAGCGATGATCCAGTTTTTACCAATGATTTCGTCATTAGCCTCAACATGGCTTGAAGGCAAAGTCGAAGAAAAGAAGGCTGTCACCGGCGCTAAAGTTGCGCGTGCAAAAGCCGAAGCCAACATTGCAGAGCGACAGGCCACAGGTGAAATAGACTATGACTTAACGGCGGCTAATCAGATGTCATCAAGCTGGCGCGATGAGTTCTTTAGCCTGCTTTTTGCGTTGCCGATGGTGCTTGCATTTTGCGGCGAATGGGGGCGTGAAATCGTCTTTAGTGGCTTTGAAGCGCTTCAACAGATGCCGACTTGGTATCAGGTCAGCTTGGGCGCACTGGTAGCCAGTAGCGTAGGAATGCGCGGGATCACCAAATTCTATGGCAAAAAATAGTGGTGCTATGAGATTCGTAGCACCAAAATCAAAAGTAAATACTATATAGCACCGTCGTAGCACCAGCCCGATTCTCTGGCGGTTTTCTGCGGTTTTTGTCAGGCTCATAACCTGAAGGTCGCAGGTTCAAATCCTGCCCCCGCAACCAAATAACTATATAAATCAATGACATAAAGCCCCGTAGGTCGAAAGACTTGCGGGGCTTTTTGTCGTTCTATACCCTGTCTCATAGCACCACCATAGCACCACACCGTTAGGATAACTCAATTATTTGCGCATATATGCTTGCATAATAGTAAATAAACGCATATATTAGTCATATAGAGTGAAATGAAAGGGATAGATAAATGACTTATATAGCACCATTTTCAATATCTGTAGGACGCGGTAACGGTCTTTATACGTTGCGCCAGCTTGATCGGTATGACCATTATGGCGATCCTATTTTCTCATATGTCAAAAACCTAAGTCGCGACCCATTTGTGGCGCTTGATAAGGCTAAAAATTATGTTGCCAATAAAGGCTATAATCCTGATGCCGATCTTGATGATTTTGATCCATCTAAAATTTCTGGTTTGACAGCTTGGGGCGAGTGTGACCCGTGGAAGCAAGAGCGTATCGAACGCGCTAAACGGAACGTCATGCCTTTTGGCAAGTATTTTGGTGAAAAGCTTAGTGATGTGCCTGTTTATTATTTGGCTGATTATATTTTGGCGCAAGACATAGATAGCATTAAATCTGACACTGTTGTTGAAATTATCCGCAAATACGTTGTTCAGTTTAAGGCTGACGAGTTCAAAGCGTATGTGGTTGAAGCAAAAAACAAGATTTTAGAGCGTGACGCTGAATTAGAAGCAATTCGCAATAAATCAAAACATTTTGGTAATGTTGGTGATCGCATCGAACTTGAGGCGACAATCGTTTTTAGTAAAGGCTTTGATAACTTTTACGGCGTCACTTACATAAACACGCTTGTCGATAATGATGGCAACCACTTTGTTTATAGGGGCAATGAACTTGGTAACGCTGGCGATGTGGTAACGCTCAAAGCGACCATTAAAGAACATAGCGAATATAACGGTGTTAAGCAGACTGTGTTTAACCGCCCAAAGATTTTAGGAGAGTGACATGATAGCTTTAGTAAACATCGAAAAAGTTGATACCAAAAAGTTTCAAATAAATGTGACCATTGATGAAGCAGACTTAAAAGCATGGGCGACAAACTATGTGTCAGATCAAGACCATGATTTCAAAATTGTGGATGGCCTTAAAATTTGGAACGAATATGACGAATACGATAACGTCACCACCCGCGTTGATGAAGCGGGTGAGAATTGGCATCACGAATATGTTAGCGAATATTTATTGGATCAAGACGCTGACCGCTTAATGTTAGATCACTGCCACGATCACAGCCAATATGATCTGATTTCAGAAGAATCTAGCGTTATTGGTTTTGAAGGTGACTTGACATGAGCGACATCACAATCACCGAAACTTATAAAACGGCAATCAAGCGCGGCAAAGAAGTTGGCATCATTTATTATCGTGACCTAACCGGCAAATCGCGTAGGGTATTCACACCAGCTTGCCCGAAGGCGTGGTCTAAGCGGCGCGAAGAACTGCGTGACGAATTAGTGGCTGGCAAACACAACGCCAACAAAGCAACGCTTGAACAGGTTGCGTATGAGGCCATCGATAGCCGTCAACGGCTGGTCGGGATCAAAATGCGCCCGCAGACTTTCGACAATGATAAACGGCACATACGCCTGCACATTTTGCCATTTCTGGGATCGATCCAGATGGCGCGCTTGACGGTCGGCGATGTTAATCAGTTCATCACTGAAAAGACAATCGAAGGCTGTAGCCCGAAATCAATTCGCAATATCATTGCCAGCCTAAATATGGTCTGCAAATACGCATTAGATAAAGGCTATATCTACAGCAACCCATGCCACAGAGAGTCGCGCGAAAAGATTACCGGCGCACAAAAAGAACGCGGCGGCTACACGGTCGATGATGTTAACAAAATGCTTGAGCAAGATATGACTCAGTATTTGCGCACGTTTATCACGCTTGCATCGCTGACAGGACTAGCGGCTAATGAGATGCAGGGGCTGTTGTGGGACAGCGTTGACCTAAAGGCAGGCACTTTAACAGTACGCCGCACAGGTTATCGCGGTGGCCTGCAAGAAACAAAAACAGAGTTCCGCATCCGCACGTTGCCGCTAACGACTAAGCTATGGACATTGATGCGCGAGTGGAAACTGCAATGCCCATCTGAAATGTATGTTTTTCCATCTGCGCGCAATTTAATGGCAGATCAAAAAAGCTGGACAGGATTGCTTGAAACTTTGTGTAAGCATGCCTGCGTTGAGTTTCACGGCATTGGTGGCTTCCGCAAATTCTATCATACGCAGATGGAGTTGGGTGGCGTGCCGGATTCTATACGCAAATATCGGATGGGTCACTCAAAGAAAAGCAATGTGGCTCAAGTGCATTACACTATTACAGACATCAATCAGGCGCAGTCACCGGTCGACATTGAGGCGATAGCCGGTCGTCTTTCCGCATTATAACAGCGTGACGCCCATGATGGCTGTCTGCAAGATCGCTGGCTATATGCCAGCCTTTTTGTTCGTAGGCGCTGACATCGCTATGCGGGACAAAGCGGAAGATGCCGTTGTGCCGAACTTGTGATTTTTTATTTCTCAGCCATTGTATTGCGACATTTATTTTTTTTGAAAAATCTGGATCAGTGTCCATAAATAACTCTGCACGCTCTGCACCATTAATAACTGTGGTGTGGTCTTTACGCATGAATCTACCAATCCCAGAAAAGCTAAGTGCTGTAAATTCGCGGCACAAATAATACGAAGCAAGTCTGCCGCGTGCTATTCGCGAAGTGCGGCGGCGTGAATAAAATTCGGCGGGCTTTAAGTCAAAGACAATACAACAAGCCTCAACGATATGCTGTGGTTTATATTCTTCAAAATTCATTATATATCATCCCATTTTGGCGGCTCTGGCGTGCGCCGTTTAGCAAAGCAAGCATGACTGCAAAGCATGTCTTTAGCGCCGTTCACAAGCCACCCAAAGCTGCGCAAATCAAACTCTGTGCCGCAATGGACGCATGTAGCTGGCCTGCGCTCATTATGTATTATCGGTGGTTTTTTCTTGCGCGCCATTCTTGAGCCGTCTGCTTGCGCGTTGTATTAAATTTGCCGCCAGTTCGCACATCTGTTTAGGCGACATATCTTTTTGTGCTTGGTTCGATCCTAACACGATCAAACACCCCTCATCATTCGGAATGATAAGGAGTGGATGTTGTTTATCTTCAGAAACGCTAGAAAGGTATGTTGTCATCTAACGGCGCTGGTGCTGTTGCCGGAGCAGGGGCAGATGGTGCGCCTGCATCTTCACGCGGCATCGGGTCAGAGCATTTGATCGACAAATACTTGATGCCCGACTTGCTGGTGTTTAGCCAAGCGCTGATGCGTTGCTCAGTGCCTTTGACATTAATGTTGCCAGTATAGTCAGGCTGGCTTTCATTTTCTTTTTTTTCATTCTTAAATAATGCACCGCGATCGGTGTTATCATAATCAGACATTTGCAATCTCCTTTTTGCGTGCTGAAAATTTCTGGATAGTCGGGTTATCGGTTGGCTTCACTTCGTTAAACAATGCCAACAAATCCTGTTCTGTTTTAGCGGCGTTTATGCGGTCATCTAAGGTGGCCGCGCTCACAGGAGCAAGGGATGAACCCTGTGGCGCGACCGCACCGGAGCGCGGAGAGTGCGACGCGCTGGGTGCTTTATTAGCGGCGGTGCCGTCATCATCGTCGTCAGCCGGTATGCCAAACATCGCCTGCAAGCCGTAACGCTTTGCGTAACTAATTGCGCTACCCATTGCCTGCGGGTTAGTCGCATCTTTGGTCAGCACCGGCGTCCGGCTTTCGCGGGTTTCGCCTGATGTGTGGATCATTGTCGTGCGCACAAATATAGTGCCGTCAGCAAAATCTATCTCTTGCGTAAAGCCCAAATTGAAATTGCTTGCGCCAAGCACAACTGAAATCAAATCGGTCAATGTGACAAACTTGTTTCTAAAATGCGGGTTATATCCAGACTTCTTGACGGCAGGCATCGCCGATTGAAAGCCTATTAATGATTTTGCTAATTCACTCATTTTTGCACCTCTATGCGTTTCGATTTATTCTTTGCAACTTTGATTTGCACACCGTTGCCATAAGCCACGCTGGCTTCTTTCGGCACCATCTTTTTAAGTTGTGCCTCTGCTTTTTTGCATGTGTCAGCCGCGCCGGAAGTCTGCAACCATATCTCGCACCATTGTCGCCATTTGGGATGCACATCAGATTTTTCCATATCGACAGGCACCGTATCTTCGACCGGCACAGGCGCTTCGGGTGGCTGAATGTCATTAGGTAAAACACCCATTTCAACACACCCCATAAAATATGTGGCAAGCCCGATCAGTTCAGCTTGGTAAGCCGGATCAATTTCAATTTCGTGGAATGTTGGTTCGTTGCCAGCTTTGATAATTGATAGCAGGCCATAAGGCACTTTCTTGCCTGTGTGTTCTTCAAGCAAGTAAGCGTTCCAATGTAGTTGCGGGCTGTAGTGGCGGCACAAGCGGGGGATAACGTCCCGCCATTCTTCGCCAGACTGCGGCCTACCCATTGTAAATTTTGCATCGATGACAGCCTGCTTGCCGCGATAATTCGGGACAGAGCCATCCAGCGTGCATCGCATCATAGGATTCTTTTGGCTTTGAATGACAAGCTGGCGGTTTATGATTTTGATGTCATGCTTTTGCTGACACCATTCAAGATTAAGTTCTTCAGTGATATGACCCATTAAAACAGGCCAGACCATAGACAGGTCATCGCCTTCTATTTCGCCGCGCTTACGCAAATATAGCTGGTGTATGCGTTCAGCGTTGTCGCCAGCAATGATGTTAATATCGGAGCCGCCGATCGTTGTCTGGCGTTCTGACAGGCTTTTACCGCCCATTTGAAACTGACGAAAAAAGGCAGGCACAGCGTCAGATGGTACGCCAACGCTGGCCTGTAGTGTGTCAGAGTTCTGGGAGGAAAATGTCTCTGTCATTCCTCATGATTACTACAGCGCATAACATACGTCAAGCATATATGCGCATAGCAATCATATATCGTACTTCAACATCACTACTTGATCCACGCTTTCGATTTTGTCGAACGTTATAAATTCTTCCGGTGCCAGCATGCGCGCTTCACAAGAGCCTTTGCGCATATGCACCAGTTCGACGATCTTGCCATATAATTTATCACCGGCTTTCCATTTAACAACGACTAGCGTGCCAGCCTTTGCTTCAAGCAATGGATTGACAAACACCAGATCACCATTTGACAGCTTTGGTTTCAAAGCATCGCCGTAGCAAAAAGCGGCATATGCGCCTTCGACAGACTCAAGTTCTGGCGGGCAATCCACGCGGCTCATCATCTTTTTACTAAAATCAAATGCGTCTGAATTTGGTATTGGAAAACCATATACAGGTAGTTCGGTGTGCGAAGCAAAAACAGAGTCGTCTTGTTTTACTCTTTCAATTATTGCGTCTGGCTTGATGCCAAATACTTTTGCTATCGCTTTTTTATGATGCCCGACTGATCTTCTGCCGGATTCCATTCTGCTGTATTCTGCCTGCCCGATATTAACGGCTTCGGCAACCTGTGATTGGTGCAATTTAGATGCACTGCGTAATTCTTTCAGATTATTAACGTATTCCATAGCGGACTTCCCTTTGCGGCAGATTTATGCTCTGCGCCAAAATTTAACTTTTGCTGATTTATGGTGGCTAAATGGTCTTTCATCATAGGCGGGGCGGCAGGCCAATCCGCGTCACCCTGAATGTGTGTGTTGTTTTCTGAAGCCAAAAACGCTTGGCTGTTTGATACGTTTAACATTTTTAACACCTTTCTCATATTACTTATGCGCATAATGCGCCTTTTAATTTTCAATGTCAAATATCTGCGCAAATTGCGCATATTCAATAACTTAGCTGAATAAGTATTTTTTATAGATTTAATTTATTGACATATATTAGTGGTCTGCGCATATTGCCTATAGTGCATATCAATATATAGGCGACATCAATGAGACTTAATCAATATTTAGTGTCTAAAAACATCACTCAAAAAGATTTTGCTGAAAAGCTTGGAGTATGTCAGGCCACGATTCATAAATATCTTTACAAAGACACAGTGCCGTCTGGCAAACGCATAATGCAGATTCACAGCCTGACCAAAGGTAAAGTTACGGTCACTGATTGGATGGATATGCACCAGATTGGTGATGATGATGGGTAAGGCCAGCCGTGATAAAGGCGGGCGCTTTGAGCGTGAGTTGGTAAATACTGCACGCGCGCATGAACTTGAAAGCTATCGTGTCCCGCTATCTGGTGCGGCAGAAGGCTTTAAGAATGACATAATCATAAAGATTGGGCGCACCACTTGGGAAATTGAAGCCAAAAAAAGAGCGACCGGTTTTAAGTTTTTATATGACAACATTGAAGGTGCTGATGTGTTGGTGGTTGGTGCTGACCGGCGAAAGCCACTTGCGGTTTTGGATTATGAAGATTTCTTGAATTTGCTGGCGGGTAAGATATGACCGGCAGGCATTATAACATTCATATTCCACAGCATATCGATAGCATCGAAAAGTTTATTACGCGCATTGGCGACGGCAAGATGAGCGCCGGTTTCAAAAAGATTTCAGAATATATGGGCATGCGCAGACAAGCCGTTGAGGCTTGGGTGCATGTACATGAACGCATTCCGCAAGAGCGCTTCAAAGCATTGATGGCGCTGGCGCAAGAATGTGGCTTTTACTGGCATCCAGAGGAATTGATGGATGAGCGCGTTAAGCAACGAAAGTGCCTGACTTGCGGTGCTATGTTTCGCTCCAGCCATGTCGGCAACCGTATGTGCAACAAGTGCATAACCGGTGACTCTGACTTCGGCACAGACCACAGCTGGCGGGGTTATCCAGATGATTAATGTGGAACTAAAAAGCTATGAATTAGCGCAGGCATGTCAGACCGGATATATGCGCCATATTAAGGCCATAGAAGCTGGCTACGATCAGGATCGTGGGCGTCATCGTGAGCCTAATTTTTGGCAAAGGCACATTGAAGGTGCCTGTGGCGAAATAGCGGTTGCAAAGGTGCTTGGTGTTTATTGGGGCGGTGGCATCAGCACATTTGATGCGCATGGCGACATCGATGGCACCGGCTGGGAAGTGCGCACGCGCTCAAAGCATCATCATGAGTTGTTATTGCACGCCAATGACAAAGACGACCGCAAATATATTTTAGTTACCGGCACTGCGCCTAATTATCAGGTGCATGGCTGGATATTGGGTGCCGATGGGAAGCATCCAAAATATTACAAAGAGCATCCGGTTATAGGCCAGCGCTTCTTTGTCCCGCAGGCAGATTTAATAAGTTTAGGGAGTTTGAAATGAGTATTGCCGCAGTGAGTTGGGCTTTCAAGCAGAAGGTCAATGATCCGATTGCAAAGTTAGTTCTGATCGGGATTGCAGATAAATATAACGAAGAACGCGGCTATGCTTGGCCTTCGATTAAATGGCTGGCTGAAGTGGCAGATTGCACAACGCGTACCGTTCAAAGCAAAATCAAACTGCTTGAAGAAGTCGGAATGCTAGTTCGTGTCATGCAGAAAAACGGCAAAACGAACGATACAAATCATTATCATATCCCGCCATTAGGGGGGGGTGAAAATCCTTCAGG